AGAGCCACCAAGGTTATTGGTAGTTAAGTCTGCGCCGGTAGCGGTACACAAAGCGATATAACCGTCTGCATTGATGAGAACAGCTTGTCCAAAGAACAAGTTAGTACCAGCGCCGCTAGTTGGGTCAATCAGGAACTGACTCGTAGCGCCAGCATAGGGCATGCCGTCGTTACGATTAATGGCTCGAAGGCCATAGGGGGTATTGGTCATTGACATTTAAGTCTCCAAAAAAATTTAAGTACCTTTTCCGAAAGTGACCGTGGACTTACGTTCTTTAAACATAGGCATCCTCGGATCATTCTCGCGCATGTATGTGTTGTCAACTGATTGCATCTGCGCGTCCGCTTGTTGGCGATAGTACGCATTACGCTGTTCAGTAAACTCCACAGGTGTTTTGCAAAGCAGAAGACCACCTATCTCGATACTGTCTGGAAACTTAGCCGCAGCAGAGTTAAACAGACGAATCTCGGGATGATCAGAAGCTCTAACGGGTTCCCAACCCTCGGCAAGCTTGGAAGAATAGTTTGTGGCGTCATCTTTTCCCTGCGACGCGATTCTGATCCAGCGAAACGCATAACCCGGTTCCGGATTGGGATCGGGTAGAAGTTTAGGGGGCATCCACTGTTTAGGGCGCTCCGCTTTTTCGCGTGTGTCATGTTCACGTATCGTACGAGTAGATTTTTCCATTATGTTTTCCTCATTTCTTCAGCAACCTTACGGGCGTACAGTTCCAATGGAACTCCCAACCGCTTGGCGAGATTTACCTGCGTTTGCGTAAGCACGATTTTGCGCGGTGCTGTACTGCGGCTCGCAGGTGCGACAACGTTGGATTTGGTACGTTGAGGTTTCGCATCAACGGACTCTTCGGCTCCAAACTGATCCGAGAATCTTTCCCTAATGTCAGCGTTGATACGTTTATAGTATTCATCGCTACCACTTGGTATTCCTTCACTTACTAACTCTTCATGTAGACCCAAAGCATAGGCCGTCATGCGTTTGTTGCTTCCAAACCACTGATTTTCGTCTTGCCATGCAAGCAGTTTGTCGTCAACAGGTGCAGCTTTAGTAGGCTGTTGGGCGATTTGTACAGGAGTTTCATCTACCTGTAAAGGGGCTGGCCTAAAATTATTTACTTTATCCGCACGAATTTTAGCTTGAGTAAGTGCTTCTTGAGCCTCTACTAGCTTATCCGTGTCCCCAGCTTCATAGGCTTCGCGGTACATACGCTTAGCAGTTTCAACCTCACCAGACACCACTCTCTTGGCTTGTTCTAAGAGGGCAGCTTGATTCTGATTGACCGAACCTTTGAGTTTTTTATTCTCTTCTAGTACGGCTTGTGCTAGGCGAAGTGCCTCATCTTTTTCACGTTCAGCCGACTCTTTAGCTCGGCGTTCTTCGTGATAGCCCTTGGTAAAGTGTTTAATGCGTTTTTGTACGCCTTCGTCGTATTTTGCCAACTCCTCGTCCGTTACCTCTTTGGGAGGCTCGGTCATAGGCTTGCGACCACGGTCTTCTTCAGGCGTATCGTCTACAACCTCAATCTCTGGGCTATTAGACTCAGGTTCTACTACATTACCGCCCTTGCGGGGGTTTTCTTCCTTTTCATCAGGAAACTCAAATTCGGTCTTTTCAATTTCAGCCATGATTTATTCCTTAGTTAGGGCGTTGGATACCACGAGGGTCTTGCACAACGGCTTGAATAGAGTCATCATTAATGAGTCTCCACTCTGTACCATGAATCTTCATGCGGGTTCCCGTGTTAGGACGTACTAACACAAAGTCCCCAACCTTGCAGGATGGGCCTGAAGGGAAGCGGGCTGGATCTTTGAATGCATCAGGGCCAATTTTCGCTACAAACAACACGGGGGAGAGAAGCTCCTCGTGATGCATAGCTGTGGCAGATTTTAAAATCCCTGTCTCGCTAAACTCTTCTTCTGCCTTTGGCAACATACACAGTATGTGATATGTAGCCGGATCGGGCACTTGTTTGGCTTTCTCTTCAGCGGAGGTATTAAGCACCCCACTTAGATCAACCGCCTTGACATCAAATTCAGTCATCTTCATATTCCTTGGTTTTTCGCACGAGGTCAGCAAGTTCGTACTGTGCGGTTTGCAGACCTCGGATAGTTCCGCACAGTTCTTTGTAGTGGTCGTAGGATTTAGCTCCACCACCACTGACAACATCAACCGACTGCTTGATGTGTTCTTCAAGCTTTTTGTTTAACACTTCAAGCATCGTAGTCATTACTCATCCTTTTTTGGTTTCTTAGGTTCTTTGTTAGCCGCCATTGCTGCTTGACGCATTTTCTGCATGTGCGTCATATTTTTGTGCTGCAGATTCTGACCGTGTACCTGTCCGCCATGAGCCATCTTCTGGGCATGCACCTGTCCGCCGTGAGCCATCTTCTGCTGTTGCTGTGCCATAGCTTGCTGCTGTTGTGCTTGTGCTTGTTGAAGCTCCATCCGTTTAGCGGCCATCTCCATACCGTGCAACTCTTGGGCTTGTGCAATCTCTTGCTGTAGACGCATCGCTGCCATAGCTGGATCTTCACCAACTTTAGCCGCGCTTTCCTGCGCCTTGAGTGATAGCTCTTCAGCTTTAAGCTGCAAGTCACCCTTAACCTTGAGTTGTTTAGTATCAGCGTCTTGCTTCTTAATCTGAAGCTCAGCTTGTTGCATCTGGATGATGGGGTCTTGCGCTTGTGCCAGAGCTTGCTGCTGTGCGGCCTTGGCTTTATCCATTGCAAGAAGTTGAACCGCGGCTTGAGCCACAAGCTTAGACACCTGCACTTCAATCTGTGGATCAAGTTGTGCATCTGGTTCAGGCAACGTTGCACCCAACTGTTCTTGAACTTTCTGGCGATACTGAAACGCTAAGTGCTCTGCAACGTGAGCCATGATCGCTCCTTGCATTTGTTGAGCCATTGGGTTCTGACCTAACTGACCCATGATCACCGGATCCTGCATCATGGATGTATGTACAGCAATGTGTGCATCGTGGTCTTGATGGATAAACGCCTTTGTAGGTTTGCCAGTGAGGAACGACATGTTCTCGCTAACAGGATCGCGTGGTGTCTGATCGTCATCAATTGGCACAAGCTTGTCCGCATTCTTAATGCCAAGCACCTCAATCATCTGTCTATGCAACTGAGGTAAGTCATAGATCTGCGGCGCACCTTGAGCCAACTGAATGACTGCTTGGTACTGCATGATCCGTTGTGCCATCGTTGCACTGTTGGGATCACTGACTGGAATAACAGATACTAGGTCGTAGTCAGCTTGCTTAGCCTTGCGATCACCTTCTATTGGATCAAAGCTGTACTCGGGTGGTGTGTTATCACGGATGATGTCACGCAACAACTGAAACTCTTGTTTCATGCTATAGTGAACACGAGCCTGCACAGCACTCATTGTCTTAAGCTGGCGTTCTAATAGAGCAAGCGTTGTACCCACGGGTGCATTAGCACCCATGTCGCTGATATTCATATCAGCAATAGAGCCAAGCCTTCTGCCCTCATCTGTGATGCGTTCAAGCAAGCCAGCTAGAACCTGTGATGGTTCCTTGTACGGCAGTGGCATGATGTTGTCACGGATGGAACCTGACGGTACATCCATGTCGCGGAACTCACCGGGGTTGATCGGGGTATCGTCGTCTTTAATGCGAAGACCACGAGTCTTAAGTCCACCGGGCAAGTTAGCCAATGTGCCGGCATCAACCAACTGACGGATGATGGAAGTACCCGCGCGTGCGTAGCCACCGATCAAATGGATTAAACCTAGACCATAAGCACCGAAGCCGGGCACGTATGTGTACTGTACGAAGTGCTGACGTTTTAATTTCTTCTTGTCAGACTCGTTCCAGTTACGGCGAATAGCCAACACAGTGTTTGTGCCGCGGTCAATTGTGATGATGTAAGGACGAGCAATCTCATCCTCATCCTCATAGCCGGGTAAGTCATAGTCGATGTGGACTTCAAGTATCTGGTATCTGTCATCATCAGTCAGGCTGTAGCCTTGGTCGTCAGCTTTCTTCTTCTCGACGTCTGTGTGGATGTTCTGTGGCTCACCCAAATCCTCGTCAACATAAAAGCCCGCAACTTGTAGCTTCTTAATCTCATTCTTAGTTTTACGCATGACGTGTGTAAGACGTTCTGCGGTAGCTGCGCTAGACGCGCCGTAAGGAATGATGATGTCTTCAGCAGGAATAAACATCGCAATCTGACGATCAAGCGATGGGTCAAAATAAACTTTCTTGAACGCGGCTCCGGCTAATCCTAAGTTGTACAACATGCGCTCATGCTCTGGGCGATACTCAGTCATCACCTCAGTGAGCTGGTAGTTCATGTCGTCTCTGACACGCTCCGCCGCCTGTTCTTTAAGGCGATCAATTGCGCCGATGATCTCGGTTTTGACCGGGCCTTGAGCAGGGAACGTCTCAATAATAGTCTCGCTCTGGAACCGTACAGCAGCTTCTGTGAGTACCGTTGAGAAAACACCGCAAGCACCGAGCCACGGTTCAGTACGTTCCTCATACTTCATCCCCAAAACGTCTAGACCTTTAACGTACATCTCAACCCAGTCTTTGCGACTAGATATGTCTGCGTCCACCATCTCAATAATGTCGCTTGCAACTTTCTGTAAGTCACCCTTGCTCATCTCTTCCGCAAGGTTGTCGTCAAAGTCTTCCTTATCAGTCTCGGGCATCAAATCAATCTCTATGCCATCGATCCCAACACGCACGCCGTCTGGGTTCTCAATCTCAATCTCAATCTCAGTGCCGGGGCCTTCCTCCATAGGATCTAATGCGCTCAAGCCCAGTGGTGCTTGCGACAATGAGGGAACCATATTCGTAGCCATATCAATCCTTAATAGTACGCAACTCTCTTGCTGCGGAAGTATTTCTGCTCTTCAGGCTCATCAGTCGGTAACCGTATGAACCCGCCTTGTCTAAACCTCATTAACGCTTGTGTGGTTGAGTCAACCAAGTCGTCGTTAGTGCCGCTAGGGAAATCATTGCACTCTTCTATGACTTCTCTAGCCCAACGTCGGTCAGGAGCCCATACTATGCCAGACGCTAGCAAATCTGACACTGCATTCACACGCGATATTTTGTCCTGTCCTTTGCCCGGAGTAAACTCCCCCACGGGTACACCCATGCGGCGAAGTTCCTGATATAGAGCCGCACCGTTAGATTTCTTCTCCACAACAAACGCGTCTGGCTCCCACTCCTTGTACTCTTCTAGCACAAGTTTCTTCAGGTCGGGGAACTCCAACCGCCTCTTAATCGCATTAAGCAGAATGATGTTGTAGTTGTTTGTATCTTCATTGAAGAAGACACCCCACATCGTAAGTGCGTTGTAGTCAGCCCTATTATTAGTCTCTTGCGCGGCATCCAGCGACATGATGGTGAACTCGCATTCGGGAGGATCGTCCTTCTCCCAGATCTGCCACCACTCACGCTTAAGTAGCGCCCCTTCCTCAGACACAGGATTCTGCATGTACTGGGCTTGCCAGTAGCGCGGATCCATACCTGCTTTTTTACCCAGTAGTTCTTCTAGCGACCAGAAGTCTCCCCACAGGGGTTTGTCGTTCAGAATGGCAGGAAACTCAACAATCTCCCACTGATCCACGTCTTCTTCTTTTGCCATCTGGTTGACGATCATCCCCGTCAGATCCAGCTTAGACCAGCGGGTCATCACTATAATGATAGAGCCACCCGGCATAAGACGCTGGAGAGGGCCAGACTGAAACCACTCCCAAGCAGGAAGAAATACGTCCGGTCTCCCAGTCTTAGCTTCTTGTTCCGAATGAGGGTCGTCAATAATAAATAGATCAGCGCCACGACCAGCAAGAGCACCTCCGACACCAATAGCAAAGTATTCTCCTTGGAAATTAGTGCCCCAACGTGAGGCAGACTTACTATCAGCTTGCAGTTCTACCTGCGGAAAGATGTCTTTGTAGCCCTCAGAACCCACCAAATTACGTACTCTACGGCCAAAGTTCACAGCCAAATCAGCCGTGTGGGAGGACATAATGATCTTTTTATGAGGGTATTTACCTAGAAACCATGCCGGTGCAAGGTAGGAAATCATCTCAGATTTGCCGTGACGAGGGGCAATATTGACGATAACACGTCGTTTTTTACCCGCAGCTATGTCTTCAAAGATCTTTGCAAGCCTTCTGTGGTGCGGGCCGACCTTATAACCGGGGTAAACGTGGTCAATAAAGGTTAAAAAGTCAGTTTTTCCTACAGATTCAACAGATTTGCTGTCATACGTCTTCAAAAGCTCTAAAGTTCGACGTTTTTCCTCTCCCTGCATAGTAATTAGGGAGTCTCTGATCTTTTTTAGGTCTTCAGGCGTTACTTTCATCTCTAATTGTCCGTGTTTGAACGTCAATAGTACGTTTTTCTAGTTTCTGAAGCGTCTCAAGCAGTTCTTGCTCAACTTCTTCCATAGATTGGTGCTTAACTGTGATCTCAGAACGCTTTTTAAACGCATCAACACCGTCAATTTCACCTAATTTAGTGATTGCGGCTATCCGGATACGGCCATCAGGGTGGTCTGTCTCTTTAATTAGCTTATTAATAACAAATCGTTTGAGTTCAGCGTACTCTTTAACAAGATCTGCTTGAAACGCACCTACCATGCCGGCGAGGTAGGCCATTGTTTCGTTGGGGTATACGGATAAATTAAGTTTTGTCTCGGGATTAGACATAACTTGATTGGCCAACTGCGTGGCTTGGGCACGGGAATCAGCGGATGGTTCGATGGGAACCCCCTGAATGTCGGCAATTAGTTTGACAGTTCTGCCCCGCATCTGAATTTCTTCAAGATCGGTTAGTTCTGGCATAGCTTCCGTGGCGTTAGCGGGAAGCGGGATCGAATCTTCAATAGCTGCAAGCAGTGTTGTCATAGAGGAAAGAGCGCTCCATGTTAAAAAATGTTGAGGTTAGAGCCACTCGTCTGCAAGCAAAATTGCGTAGCCCGCCTCAACGAGCGGACTTTACCATAAAAATAATTTTTTACGCAATATGTTTTTTGGTTCCATTGACGGGGGGGTTCCAAAAAAAGACCCCCGGGGGTGGGGGTCAAAAGGAGAGGAGACAAGAGCAACTGCTTGCTCACAAATAATGTAACACAAAACTTTGTAAATAGGTACGTTTCGGCGGGCGGGAAATTCTGGGAGGGGGAGTGTGTCAAGTAAGCGGGCGGAAGTTGGAAAAGTTTGGGATTATTTGTGCGGATTATGGGGTATGGGGGGCACGGGAGTCGCTCAGAGGATTTGGGGGGTCGGGGGCGGGTGGGTTGAGTTCAGGCCGGTTTCTTGAAAAACCTATGGGCTACCTGTATACATAACTTATGCAAAGCGATAGGCGCGATGCATTAACCTAAAGGGAGAATCAAATGATCAAATCATTGTGGCGTTGGTTGACTCACTACAAAGTTGTAGTGCAGTGGGAAGATAGAGTATTCGTTCACTATGGCTACACTTTGAACGAAGCCCTCCAATGGGCGAATCAATACAAGCTGAGCAACACGGTTGTGTTGATCGGTATCAGAGGCAAGCTTGTCGCGGCGCGAGGCGATTGGTAATAACAACGGGGGCCTCGGCCCCCACATTGGGAGAAACAAATGGAAAAAGATATTGAATTGGATCTTGGCTACTTAGCTTGGGATGTTCGCGTCACATTGGAAGAATGCGAACAAGATGGTATCCCTTGCCAATACATTGGAATTGGTCGCGTTGATGCTGACAATGCCAAGTCGAACTACTACGCGATGTATGAAGTCGACAAAGATGGTTTCATCATCAAGGACATGACCAACAACGAGATTTGTATTCGTTGCAAAGAAACAGGCGAAGCGGGTGTGTTTAACCGCGACGCATACTGGACACGAGGCGAGCAATCAGTCGCTGAGTTTTACGCAAAGAACTTCTAAGGACAACTGATGAGGCTTTAGTAGCCGAAACCGCAGGGATGCGGTCTTGTTCATTAATATAGGGAGATAGCATGAGCTATGAAATAACGTACGCTGACATTGGGTCAGCAGAGACAGAGCAAAAAGCTTTATCAGATATCAAAGACTATTGGGGTGCAAAGCACTTCAAGAAAGTTACCGAAGCATTAGCTGATGATCATGGTAGATCTAGTAGGCAAATGATCATCATTAGTTTAATGATGTGCGGTGTGCAGGGTTACCCAGCCGAAGTGTTACTCAACACCTACTGGACACCACAGATGTTGCTTGAGCTTGAGGAAACAGCATGACTCAACTTGAACTGTTTGACACACGCGATGATGTGCAATACGCGCTGAGCCTGACAATGTTTGAACTACGCAACATATGTCGCAACAATCGTCGGGCTTTTGATTACTTCCATGAGATACGAAGCAAAGAACGCGAGCGTATCAACTACCAAGTAGCAAGGGCGATGTTCATTGCAAAGCTAGAGGGTAACGAGTTCAGCAAGATATCAAGACATGTGTTGATACCTTGATAAGAGGAGGCTTCGGCCTCCTCTTTTTTGTGCCCGGATTGATACCAGTTATTTGTTCCCGCGAGCCGTCGTGAGCAAGTGCCTGCCACGCTATTCTTCGCATCAGTTCCGGCTGATTAGTTGAATAATCTATCAAGTTCCGGTATACATATATTAGTGGTTGACGGTCGTCAACTACGCTAACGCTTCACTATGGGAGAAATCATGGAAGCAATCAAAGGGACAGATTCGTTTAAGAATCTGATGTACCGCTTCGCTACATTGAAAGACGAAGAGTTGAGCATTGCAAAGATCGTTTACGAACGATGCAATACTTTCCACGAAGAGCAACCAGAAGAAATTCTGGAAGAGATGAAAGCCGGTTCAGTAATGAAATGGCAAGAACTCAACGACCCCATTTCTTACACTAAAGAATGGACACCATGCAAAGCAAATTCGAAAGAAGTTGCTTTCATTGCTACCGCTGAATGGGCATTGTCCTACTCAACGCAAAAGACGAACGGTCTGAAAGAATCAGACCCAAAGATGCATGCTGTACTTCGTCTGGTTCAGATACCGCTGAACAAGTACATCAACGCTAACAAGCAAGCGCTTGTTAAGAAAGTTGAAGAGTATCACAACAAGCTGAACAACATTCAGCGAGTTCGTGCCGTGACCGCTGACTTCACCCAGACGGTGAAAGACGCTATAGACAGTCTTAAGACTAGATGCAAGAACGCTAAAAACCGTGGTGATACAAGTGCGGATGACAAGCGCTTGCACGAAGCAATCAATGCTTTCAACAAGGTCTGGCTGAAGTAATAGCTAGATCAACAAAAGATGGGGCTTCGGCCCCATTTTTTTGGTCTGCCTTTTTGAGACCAGTTATTTGTCTCCGCGAGCGCCCACGCGAGGGCTTGCGCCTAGTTTATCGAGTCAGATCAGGCTGATCGCTTGAATTTCCCGTTTGTATCATGTATACGATATATACCACAAGGCAATCGGCTGAGTGGAATAACCTTTATGGAGTCCGTTATGGAACAGTCATTTAAAAGTTTGATGTACGATTTCTCTGATCTGAAAAGCAAAGAGAAAACAGTCGCGAAATTAGTGTTTGAGAAATGCAACACATTTCACGAGGAACAGCCCGAGGAAATACTCGAGGAAATGAAGGCTGGCGCAGTCCTGCGTTGGTCAGAGGAACACCCGCCAGTCGGTTATACGGCTGAGTGGCGACCATGTGGTAAGGGCGAGAAACCCGCCTTTATCGCGACTGCTGAGTGGGCCTTGTCATATAGCACTCAGAAAACAAACGGCCTCAAAGAGTCCGATCCATTGATGCACAAGGTATTGCGCTCAGTCCAAATCCCAGTGAACAAATACTGGAACGCCAACAAAAATGCGCTGATCGCCAAGGTCAAAGAGGTGCATGATGAGGTGAATGGGATCACGCGCCAACGCGCTCCGACTGCTGACTTTGCAGTCACCTTGAAGCAGACCTTGGAAAGTCTGAAAACCCGATGCAAAAATGCAAATGGGCGAGGCGATGAAACGGCTGACCTTAAAAAGTTGGATCGGTGCATCGCAGTGTTCAATAAAGAGTGGACTAAATAACCACTAGCCAAAACCCCGCAGATCGCAAGGTCTGCGGGGTTTTTTTTCGCCCGAATAAGAGACCAGTTATTTGTCCCCGCGAGCATGCTTGGCTAGTGCCTTATTTATCGCATCAGCCGCATCTGACGCACTAATTAGCAGATCAGCCATAGCTGACAGTTTGTTCTACTTTTCCTGTTTTGTTCTACTTTTTCTAGAACAAATTAATTTTGTTCTACTTTTTCTAGAACAAAACGCAATTTGTAGAACATGTTCTAACCCCGCATTTGGCCTTGTTCTACTTTCCCCCAGTTTTGTTCTACTTTTATTCGTCAAGTTAGAACAAACTTTCTTCTTTAAAATCAACAACTTAACTCACTTTGTTCTAATGTTCTACGTTTTTTGGGAAATACATGTCTGGTGGCAATAAATTTATGATCGTTCATCTATGCCAGCAAGTGCAAACCCAACTCTTAAAAAAATCAGTCCCCAACCCTGCATACCCTAAAACAGTAGAACATTAGAACAAAAAAATATTATTAATATTAATTAATTACTTTTTCTTTTTTTTCTTCGTACTTTCTTCACCGAAATGAATACTTTAGTGAATGTTCTATCGTGTTCTACTTTTTCCCTCCAGATTGTAAAGTTTCAAAAATTCTTAGAACAACATCCCACAGCCCTATAGAAAAAAGTCATCTAAATGATTAGGTTTATTTGTAAAGTTATGTTATAATCGCAAGACGCTGGAGGAAGAACAATCCATACAGCGTACCAAACCCTGACTAGCTAATCGTTACGTCAGACCCTTCTGATCTGTTAATTATGGAGTCCGTTATGAGAGCCAAATATGTACGTGGTGAGCCTTCGATGTTGCCACGCATCACCCCTGAGTTGCACAAGATGTTTCCCCGCAGTATCCGCAAGGCTTTGCGCCATGTGAAGCATCGCAAGATAACTACTACCTATTCGGACAATGACGCTGACCGCGTTGTTTCTGATTGGCTTGCAGTCAATGACCCCATGAATGAGGCGCATTACTACTGCACTAACACAGTTGACGCTGACTTTGACTTTACGTCTAGCGCAGAGTTTGCTGATATCGACGATGACTTTGCTGACCTTACCAAGGTCGAGGCAATGGATGAAGTTGCCCTGTGGAAGTTCTGCACTGGCTACGATGTTTTATGAATCAGCCCCGGCTGACACACTAAGTTAACTATACCAAGGAGATGTATGAGAGATAAAGAATTGACAATGAACATCACCCTCACTGTCTCAGGCGGTGAAGGGTGGGCAGAGCGTTTTGTCACGGCACTTGATGGCGTGAACGTTCTCTTGCATGAGACTACCCTGATGAGTGCCAAGGGGGATGGCAACGAGTACTCATTTGAGTACAAAATCGGCTTGACCGATGGCAAGCAGTACGACTGCCCCGCATGCGGTAGCCACTTAATCTTTGAATCAGATGTAGCTGATCTGAAGAATACGTTCGGCTTAACCGAGCCGGACTTTGACCGCATGTTGAAGAGGGAGACGAGATGAACTACGTAATAGGTAACGATCGCGTTGTCATTAATGACATAAGCAAGACCGGCAGAGAGAACGCACACTTGTGGACTGTCTCACTAAAAGACAACCCGCCTGTGTTTTGGTTTTGGGAGAACGTTGGTGGCAATCACATATGGGAACGCATTGCGACTGAGGATGTACCGACACAGATCCTGAATGTCTACAGTCAGGTGAAAGATGAACATATCACAAAGGAAATGCGTAGCGCAATACTACGTCTGATCCTTGAGCGCACTGTGGGAGATGAAGCATGATGACACGATGGGAGAAGTTTGAGCGTGTGTTGTTTCTGCTGGCAGTCATGGTGCTACTGCTTGACCTTTTCTATTGGAGACCATGATGCCAATATACAGAGTGCTAGTAGATATATCAATGAAGGACTTGTTAGTAGAAGCAGACAGTGAAGAACATGCGATGGAGAGAATACGCAAAGAATACGTTTACCCACTACGCCAACATTCGTTTGGTGGAAGCCCAAGCAAGTGGGGTATGCGAATAAGAAAGCCTTGGAAGAAGCAACTGAAGGAGGTGCAGTAAGGCAGTGCGCCTACGAAAAAAAGTCATGTAACATGCTTGGTTTATTTGTAAAGTTATGTTATAATGTATTTGTTGGGTCGGGAAATACGCAGTCAACACCGCCCAACACATTCAGTCTATGTATTGAATCAGCTAACCCTGATTCGCAGTTTATTCATTCAGTAAAGGATCAGTTATGGGACAGTTCAAGAGTATCGATTCCGTCTTGCAAGCAATCAGCAATGACGAAAATGTACATCATTCATTGCGTAGCGCAATCAGCCACGCAATGCGTCGTGAGGTGTACATCCTAGTATGCAACGAGACAATCCTCGACGTGTACGCCAACAAAGACACCGCTGAGTATGAGATGCGCCTGTGCATCCAAGGTGATCTACTTGATGGTGAGACAACCACTAACTATCGTGTGCTGACCAAAGCACTCAATCAAACCCGCCTGTGAGGTATCCATGTCTCGCATGAAACCAATCTGCAATCGCTGTGGTGATCACTACAGTGCCAAGCGCGCAAACGCTGGCTTTCGCCTGTGCATGCCATGTGGGGAAGCTGACTCACGTACGCGAACACGTACGATCGCGCCAATGCACAAAAGCAATTACATGCTTATCACAGACCTGACTGATCTCAGAGGTATCAACAACAAGGGCGGTCTATACCGCTGATCAGGAGGGTCTGATGGACAACAAAATTACTGTGCGCATAACCGAGAAGTATGGGGTTAGGCGTGTGTACCCTGTTTGTGATAGGGCAAAGATCTTTGCTTCTATTGCGAAAGATGTAACTCTAACTGACGCGACTATGAAGTTGGTCAAGCAGTTAGGTTACGACATTGTGCCAACTGAAATATCGTTTAACTTTTTTGAGGATTGACTATGAACTTTGAACTACAAACCCCCGAGCATGTGATCAGCCTTGCTTCGTCAGGCATGATCGTCAACGTAGACGTCAATGTGTGGAGTGCTACTAAGCAAGACCGCGCCATCACTAATGAGGTGATTAACGCATACAAAGCAGATCAGAATAGCGGTCGCTTCACCAAGAACTTACTAGCCAATCACCCCACGCACAAGTCGTTGGTCAATTATCGGCAGACAGTCAGCAACTGGCTTCAGCGTCGGACTTACGACTGGCAAGGCGCATTGCGCTATTTGCCCACTGTTTCGATCGAGGTGTTCATGAAGGAATATCGTGAGCATGAGGTCGCCTTCGCTAAATTGATCGCTGAGTTTGAGACGCAATACCCAAGCATTGTCTCTGACATGGCGTTCAAGAATGGCGATATGTTTAACAAATCAGACTACCCTGATCAGAAAGATATCGGTGGTCGGTTCAAGATCAATCTGTATGTGACAGAGGTTCCAACGGCAGACTTTCGCAACAACATCGCGACTGAGATCGCAGATGACTTGAAGCGTCACTACATGAAGCAAGCACAGAGCAAGGTCGATGAGATCATGCAAGACGCGGCGTCGCGTCTGGTTCTCTATGCGGAGCGCATCTCTTATGCATGTGGTGACAACGATGCAGAGTTAACTGAAGATGGTAAGAAGAAACGTAAGCGCAAGATTTACGACACGACTATCGAGCAGACCAAGGAGTTGTGTAACACGTTGCAACATTTCAACTTAACTAACAACAAGGAGTTAGAGAACGCAAGGGTTGCGTTAGCAGAAGCACTACGGAATGTAGATGCTGAAGGGTTGCGCGATAGCGATGCTATGCGCATGAGTGTGAAAGCCAAAGTGGATGACGTGATCGAGAAGTTCACTTTGAATACATCATTGTTCGAGGACTAATATGACTGAGTTAGAAATTGTTTTACTGTGTGCGTTCGCGTTCATGGTCTATCTGTGGCACAGAGCCAATCATATGGCTAAGTACTATAGGTGCGCCATACTTGCGGTCGGACTCAATCAAGCCACTGTCACTGTCGATGAGGATGAGAAAACATTCTCTATTGAAGTTGACGTGGAAGGTCTTAGAAATCGGATCAGCTGATCCTGAATCATTAATTAACTGGGAGAAATCAAATGGCTAAAGTAAGTACAACACCAATGGTGTCGATCGATGAGTGTATCAAGTTGGTGAAGCACATTGGTGCGCACCTAACCCCAATGATTATGAGTGAGCCTGGGGTTGGCAAGTCATCTATTCTGGAAGCGTTGCGCAAGGAGTTGGGTGAGGATGAGTATGACTTCATCTATGTTGACTGTCCTAACAAAGAGTTGATGGATGTAGCTGCTTCTATTCCGAACCATGCATCTAAGTCTCTTGAGTATTACGTCTCTGATCTGTTCAAGATGGACAACGGCAAGAAGAAGGTGATCATGCTCGACGAGATGCTCAAAGCACCGAAGATGCTACAGGTGTTGTTTACTCGCATGGTGCTAGAGCGTTACGTCGGTGATCGTGCGTTGCCCAACGGGTCGTTGATGTTTGCTACTTCTAACAATACCACAGATGGTGTTGGCGACAACATGTTGGCGCACGTCGCCAATCGTGTGTGTAAGGTACAGATGCGTAAGCCAACCGCTACCGAATGGAATCAGTGGGCTGGTGCTAATGGCGTTAGTCGTGTGATTCGTTCATGGGTAGCGCGGTATCCCAAGGTCATGGCATCGTACTTGGATGGTGAGCAAGAAGACAATCCGTATATCTTCAAACCTAGTAGCACTTCCAAGCAGTTCGCCTCGCCTCGTTCATTGGCTCGGGCTGACGTTATTGTGCGTCAGACTGACCTGATCGGAGAGAATGCGACGATGGTTGCACTGGCGGGTACTGTCGGTGAAGCATGCGCTAGAGATATGGCTGCTTTCTTGGCGTTAGAGCATAAGGTTGCAGACGTAAAGGACATCATCAAAGCGCCATTGACTATTGATTGTCCTAACGATGATGTATCAGCGTTGCTGTTGATCATGTTCCAAGCGATTGACGTTGTTCAAGAACACGATGAGTTGAGTAAGTTCATGCAGTTCGTTGACCGAATCAAATCGTCAGAGGTTCAGTCTATCTTCTTTACGATGATGTTGCGTAGCAAGACCAAACTTGCACGTCACAACGATCGCATTAAGAAGTGGGCTATCGATAACTATGACTTAATGACTTAATAACAAGGAGAGAAGACTATGACTATCAATGCAGAGACAAGGCTTAAGAGAAGCCATATCAAGCTGATGAAGAGCAAGCATACCGCCCTGTACTCAGGCGTGATTATGCTAGGCGAATCGTCAGTAGAAGAGAAGGTCAAGACCGCATTCACTGATGGCGTTAACAAACGCTATGGTCGTGCGTTCATGGATGCACTGAGTGACCCCGAGCATAACGCAGTTGTGTTGCATGAGAATCTACATGTGGGATTGAAACATCTACCGCATCATAGATCCAAGTGGAAGGAGAACAAGAAGCTAGCCAATGTCGCGGCTGATCTTGTTGTTAACTCAATCATCAAGGATATCGAGGCGAAAGACCCGAACCTTGTGACGTTGCCTAAGTGCGCTATCTATAGCCCACAGTTTAAGGATTGGTCATTCACTGAGATCTACAACTTCCTCAAAGAGAAAGGTGGCAAAGGTGAAGAGGGTGAAGGCGATGGTGATGGTAAGGGTAAGGGTAAAGGTAATGGATCAGGGGGGTCTGACTCGCAAGATGGCGATGACGTTGGTAACGAGTATGGTGAAGGCTTCGATGAGCATGACATGACTGGCGATGGTCAAGAGTTGTCTGAGCAAGAAGCCAAAGACCTTGACGAGCGTATCGACAAAGCCTTGCGTGAGGGTGGCATTCTTGCGGGTAGCATGGGTGGTGATACACCTAGAGCAATCAAAGAGTTACTCGAACCCAAGATCGATTGGCGTGAAGCATTGCGCGAGTTCATCTCTGAGTTCTCTGTCGGTAAGGATGAGTACACATGGCGCAAGTTCAATCGTCGTATGTTGCCTAACGATCTGTATCTGCCTAGCACTATCAGCGAGACAGTCGGTGAGTTGGTGGTCGCGATCGATACATCAGGCTCGATCGGTAGCGTGGAGTTGGCAGAGTTTGCTACTGAACTGGCAAGCATATGCGAAAGCGTTACACCGAGTGGAGTCCGAGTGCTTTGGTGGGACACTATGGTAGCGGGCGAGCAGAAGTTCACCGAAGGTGAGTATCAACAACTGGCATCTATGTTAAAGCCCAAGGGTGGTGGGGGAACTAGGGTGTCAGCCGTAGCTGATTACATAAAGAAGAAAAACATCAATGCAGAAGCGGTGATCGTGTTCACCGACGGATACGTTGAGGGTGATATCAAGTGGGATATCACTACACCAACTCTGTGGTTAGTAACACAGAACAAATCATTAACAGTCCCAAGCGGACACAAGAAACTCATGAAGGAAGACTGATATGTTTGACGATCTTATTGGCAGAATCAATTACACAAAGCTTTACGATATCCACACAACCGTAGCCCCGATTCGGGGACATAATGCGTACCCGATCGGCAATCGCACATATAGCGCAAGGCACTTTACTCCAAGAGACGATGGTGCTTATGAGTTGTGGTATTGGAATCTTAGTTCCAAGAGTGTCACTAAGGAAACTAAGCCGGAGAAGTTGTCGCCTCTCGCGGTCGTTCACCCTGACAACACGATTGAGATCGTTACAACAAGACCGATGTATCAGTCGGACTACTGGATGCTCAATAGTGGTATGCGTAATACTTCCTCATGGGTGAGTCGTACTGACCTAAACCCTACACTTGCCACGTCTGTGAGGTATGGCGGTGTTTATGCGGGTTACAGAGGTAAGCGTGTATTACCTGTGTTCCAAGGGATGCGTTGGAGTTTGGATACTGGCAACTTCCATGATGACCATGCGTTCACTGTGCGCAAATGGGTGGTCGATCGCAAACTGTCTGATGGTATCCGTAAGAGATACGCAGAGGAGATCAAAGCCTGCAAGGTCATGGTGCGTCAGTTCGATGAGAAGTCGTTCACCAAGTTTATCACCGATATAGCCATTGATGCTGAAGACTTCGTTAAACCATACTTAGACAAGGAAGAGCTAGACATGCATTACGCACATGGCTTGGTATGGGACAAAGTTAACTGGGGGCCAACCTCAGAGAAGATAGAACGTGTGAGCGAGAAGGTAAGGCCACATATCATGGATATGGCAAGTAAGGATCTTCTTGGCGCACTCTATAGCTATGCGATGTACAAAGGTGTCGGTGGTGTATCGCGCGTTCGTCATCACCAATCATGGGCGATGCGCAGACTGATCGAGTCGGGGGACTTCGAGTTTGAGTTCATCTTGAATAAGTTCTTCTACGAGTTGATCAATGAGGAGGATGCGTTCAAGGCGATTACCTACGAATGCAATGACCCGCAAGCGTCATTGGGTAAGTGGGGGTGCGAGATTGAGTTGGCAAATGGTTCAATAGTTCAACAACTGTAAGGAGAGATATGTATTACGAACACGCAAAGAAGCAAGAGATCGAAGCGTTCTTAGTCGATCAGCCCAAGCTGACGCAATTAATAGCGGAGACCAACCACAAGCTAGGTCTGCTTGCTATCAGTACAGTAGAGTTACCCGCGTTCAAGTGGCAAGCGAAACGCGACAAGGGTGTACGCATGGTAACGCCCAAAGGCATCTATGTTGCAGATGTATTCTTGCGCGAGAACGAGGGCGATGATAACGACACGAAGTCGTTTGCTATCTATTCACCTAACATTGATCGCTCGCGTATACCAAGAAGCCACGATAGGGAATTCGGACATACCCGCATATCCGCTAAGTTATCTTCTTTGTTTACCGCACTCAAGAAGGTGAATGAGGATATCACTAATACTAAATATCTGCATGAGCATCTCAAGAGACAGAGCCGTCAGCTTCTAGGTGTTATTGCTAATAAGAAACACATGCCCAATAGATTGAAAGATGCGTATGATGAATTTAAGTTATTAAACTTTGCATTAGGTATTGACACAAACTTGACAATCTCGGATACTGATCGCTACAAAAAGATTAGAACAGAATTGGAGATGGAGATGAGAGAAGCAACTGAGAGAGCGTCTGACTACCATAAGTTCTCTGAGTCTATGGATATACTATGCCCTCTTGATTACGGCTACTACCTAGCGCAAGGCCGTGGTGACGGAGATCAGCAACTGGTATTAGAGTCAGAGCCTCAGTTCATTCCTGATCTTGAGAAGTACCCCGACTTGAAGGTGGCGACGCTCATGCTCAGAGAGATGGAGGTGGCTTCAGGCAAGTCCTTCAACTATCAGCATTGGGATGACTTGGGTATTGCCAAAGCATACCGAGGCGGTAGACAAATCGATCACCCTGTATTACTGATCAGCAAGGGCTGACATGTTATTGACCGCAGTAACATATGGGAAGAAACATGATCATTACCGCGTTCCGGTTCTAGTGTTTGATCGCGGGGAAGTGTATGAGGTATTCATTGGTGACACTATGATTCTCAGGTACGACAGAGAAAGACTGCCGACTTGTATCAAAGAAAGAATCGCAATGATTAACGCTATACCCGCGCCCAATCATGTGATACGAGAACGCAGCACGATGACATTTACAACCGATATCTATATCAATACGCATGACCCACGTCTTAACGATATTGGCTGGCAATGGGCAAATGATGCTTATGTGGTAGTTATATCAGAAACGGAGATAGATGAATTGAAAGGAGATCTAGTCCCCATGAACGAATCGAGAATGGCGTATGAGTACACCCGAAGTAAAGGTTAAGAAGGTCGTAAGCCAAGCATTGAAAGAGATGCAGGCTTACGTCGTAAAGCCGGTGACAGGTGGATTTGGCAACTCAGGTGTGCCTGATCTATTAGTTTGTGTCTCAGGCAAGTTCGTTGGTATTGAGTGCAAGGCGGGAGGTAACAAGCCAACCGCTTTGCAACTACACAATCTCAATGCGATCGAGTTAGCCGGAGGCATTGCGCTTGTCATTGATGAGTCCAACATGCATTTAGTTAAGCAACTTATAGGAGACAGACTGAAATGATGACTACAGAACAACTGCGTCGCAAGGCGAGAGTAATCTATAACAACGATATGGTTTCGGATCGTATCAATCAACACAATCAACGCAAGTGGGTTCGCGCCATATTGCGTTTAGGCGACCGATGGGTGCATGCCAAACCAATGGGGAGACTTCATGCAGAGCAAAGCGGTTCTTGAGTTTAACTACCCCGAGGATGAGGACAAACTATTGTTCGCGCTCAAGGGGCAAGAGATGTACAAGGCATTGGCAAGTATCAAGATGGTCTTGTCTGCGCCATACACAAAGGCTGAGATGGTAAGCCAAATCAAAACTGTACTTAACGAAATCTTTGAGGAGTTAGGTGAATGAAAACACAACGCAAAGAGAAAGATGTTGAGAATCTACTTAACCTATTGTCTTCTCTACCCAAAGCCGAACCTACAGCAGTGTTGGCCGAACCAATAGTAAAAAAGAATGATAAGTGGAAACATAGATCAACCAACAACATCTCGACCAAAGGCCGAGTCAACAGAACAAGAGGGAAGTAAGGTATGGCCTTTCCCTCTATTTCCAAACCCGAAGGACAAGGGCAACCGAGTCCCAAAGTTCAACCCCGACAACCACGAAGACGCTCCGTTCTGAGTGAGACTACGGCAAGGACAACCATAGGCATGATGCGCTCAATCGCAAGCCACAAACCAATCAGTCCGTTTCATTTGATGGCGGCTGACGAAATGGAAAAACTATTAGAAGAAGTATTGGAATACCGAAAGGAGAAGAATGCCAAGACCTAAACCGCCCGAGCCACTGATAGGTAGACAGGTACGAATGTCCGATAGACAGTTCTACATTCTTAATCACCTTGGTGGTGCTGAATGGTTAAGAAACTTATTGGATAAGAAAGATCCGTTTCCTAAAACATACTATAAAAATATTTTGAAAAAGGAGGAAAACCCACTTGACAAATAAATTTTAACCCTCATCATAGCAATCCCTTTTAAATTTTTGGAGAAAGACAATGGCTAAAAAACTTAGCAAAGTACAGAAGATCCGTAACTACATCAAGGATCATCCCACAGCAAAACCAAGAGAAGTCGCAGAAGCACTCGGCACAACTATCCAGTATGTGTATTCTGCAATACACCAAGAGCGCAAGAAACTTAAGGCATCAGCTACACCTGATTCATTAGTTAAAGTGCAAGGTGTAACGATGAGTCAGCACGACAAAGCTAATTTGACTGACGATCAGATGCGACGAGTTGTGATTAACTCGATGAAAGACAAGGCGCGTATGCTGAGACAATCATCAATCGATGATGTTAATCAGCCCCCGCATTACAAGATCGGTGGCATTGAGACGATCGACATGATCAAAGCCAAGCTAACACCGGAAGAGTTCCGTGGGTATCTTAAAGGTAACGTCGTCAAGTACCTGACGCGAGCAGGCTACAAAGATGATGCAGGCAAAGACGTGGACAAGATGGTTTGGTACGCAACCAAACTGCAAACACTCTACGCTTAATTCATCCTTTCACACACAGCAGGGGCTAGCCCCTGCTTTTTTTGGAGTTCGCTTTGTCCCTAATTACCCTTGACTTCGAGACGTTTTACTCAAAGTCTTTCAGTCTGACCCGATTCCCTACAGAAGAATACATCCGCTCGAATGAATTCGAGGTGATTGGCGTTGCCGTTAAAGTTGACGATGGCAAGCCTGTGTGGTACTCAGGCAACCGAGAGGCATTGCGTAAGACACTGCTGTCCTTTGACTGGCGCAACAGTACGTTGCTTTGTCACAACACTATGTTTGATGGCGCGATTCTTAAATGGTTCTTTGGTATCTCGCCCAAGTTCTATCTTGATACCTTGTGCATGGCAAGGGCGGTTCATGGCGTAGAGGCCGGCGGCTCTCTCGCGGCCTTGGCTGAGAGGTATGAGATTGGTAAGAAGGGTACTGAGGTTGTTGAGGCAATCGGCAAGTACCTGATTGACTTTACGCCCGAGGACTTGGCGCAGTATGGTGAGTACTGCAAGAACGACGTGCAGTTAACCTTTGACCTTTTCGCAAGGCTTGCAACTAAATTCCCCGCGAGTGAGTTACAACTGATAGATATGACAATACGGATGTTCACACATCCCAAGCTCATTCTTGATGAGCCTCTACTGCATGAGCGATTAGAGTTATTGAAGAAAGAAAAGAACGAACTGCTGGCTTCGCTCAAGGAAAGTATGGAGTGCGAGGATGAGGAGGCGGTGCGCAAGAAACTGTCAAGTGGTAAACAGTTTGCCGACGTACTGCGGTCGTTCGGTGTCGAGCCTAAGATGAAGACTAGCAAGACAACCGGAAAACCCACGCTAGCCCTTGCCAAGGGTGACCCCGAGTTTATTGAGTTGATCGAGCATGAAAACACATTCATTCAGCACCTCTGTGCTGTGCGCCTTGGTACGAAGTCAACGATCGAGGAGTCACGCATTCAGCGGTTCATTGACATTGGCATCCGCAACAAGGGCGCATTGCCTATACCTCTAAAGTATTATGGTGCGCATACAGGGCGGTGGGCAGGCTACGACAAGGTTAACTTTCAGAATCTACCTAGCCGTGACCCCAAGAAGAAAGCCCTTAAACGTGCGGTAAGAGCGCCAGAAGGTTACGTCGTTATCAACTGTGACTCTTCTCAGATTGAGGCTAGGGTGCTGGCTTGGCTATCAGGACAGACTGATCTAGTAAAAGCGTTTGCAGACAAAGAAGACGTGTACAAGATCATGGCATCAAAGATCTATAAGAAACCTATAGAAGAGATAAACAAAGATGAGAGGTTTGTGGGTAAGACTACGATTCTTGGCGCAGGGTATGGCATGGGTGGTAAGAAGTTCGTGATGCAACTCAAAGGCATGGGGCGCACCCTTACCGAGTCAGAGGGTTCAACAATCATTGACGTGTACCGCGAGACCTACCCTAGCATTAAAAACTTGTGGAAGGAAGGCGATACTGTTCTTAATAAGATGATTGATAAAACCTTCGAGGAAGATACAAGTTTGTACTTTGGTGAACACAAGTGTGTCTTAGTAGACGAAGACGGGATTACCCTACCCAATGGTTTAGGTATCCGCTATAAGAATCTACGCAAGGAAGATGAGACTATTGTGTCCGAGGTGGAGGATGAGGCTGACATAACTAAGAGCCGGACTGTCTATGACTCTCGCAAGGGTTCTGTATCTATTTGGGGTGGCACGTTCGTAGAGAACGTGGTGCAAGCCCTAGCAAGGATCATCGTGGGCGAACAGATGGTTCAGATAAACAAGTACTATCAGGTTGTGCTGACTGTGCATGACGCGGCAGTTGTTGTCGTGCCGGAAGACGAGGCAGAGAAGGCGGTAGAGATAATAACTGGTCTCATGTCTACGCCTCCAGCGTGGGCGAGTGGACTGCCTGTCGCGTGTGAAGCTGAATTTGCAGAAAGGTACGGAGACTGTTAATATTTAGCTCTCTAAAAACTTTAGTAAGGATTCAGTATGCAAGAAATTAAATGGTCTTATTCAGGTCTCAAAGACTTTGTTAACTGCCCACGGCAGTACAACGAGGTTAAAGTCCTCAAGCGTTACGAGAAGAAAGCCACAGTCGAGATGCGTTATGGGACTCAAGTCCACAGTGCGCTAGAAGACTACGTGAAGGAGGGTAAACCCTTAGCTAAGAACTACGAACACTTTGCCAAACAGCTAGACCCCCTGCGTGACATGGAAGGCGTCAAGTACCCCGAGTACCGCATGGCACTAACCATAAACAGACAACCCTGTACTTTTGGCGCAAAGGATTACTGGGTGCGTGGCATTGCTGACTTGATGGTGGTCGATGGTGATCAAGGCTATATCGTTGACTATAAAACCGGAAGCAACAAGTACCCCGATCCCAAACAGCTTCAACTCATGGCGCTGATGGGGTTTGAGTATTTCCCCGAGGTCACGCATTTCAAGGCAGGACTTTTGTTTGTTGCTCACAACGATTTCGTGACTTCTGAATATCAGCGTGAGAAAATCGACAAGTACTGGGATGACTTTGCGCCCCAACTAAAACGTCTGCAACTCTCGTACGAGAATGGCGTGTGGCAAGAGAACCCTACACCACTTTGCGGTTGGTGTCCGGTGTCTGACTGCACCCACTACAAGGGGAAGTAATGGCTAGCGAAACTTGGTACTATATTAAAGATGGCTTTCTCTATCGACACAAAGAAAATGATGGGTACACAGTTATGCGAAGAGGACTAGAGCCTGTTGATACACGCTTGTGTACTGTTGAAAGAGCAGAGGCCGAATACCCCAAAGAACTTGACAGAGCATTAAAGGATACATATGGCATACGTCAACAAGCCTAGACCCTACAAGAAAGAATATGAGCAACAAGTTGCTCGTGGCGAACATGAGCGTCGCATGGAACGTCAGCGTGGTCGTCGTTCAATCGACAAGACCGGAGATGATGCTAACGGCAATGGCAAAGCTGATCGACGTGAGGGCAAAGATGTGTCGCACGTTAAAGCTTTAGACAAAGGCGGCTTGAACAAAGATGGCTTGCGCATTCAAAGCGTGGCAAAGAATCGTTCATTCAAACGCGACTCTAAGGGAAACCTCGTATCAGAAACAAGCAAAAAAGAACGAAAGAAAACTTGACAAACTAAATATTGCCCATATACTTTAGATGTGACTGTAAGGCGAGGGTGAGTCACAGGGGGATTTGTCGTTAGGTGTTTCACCCCATTAACTTCGTCAGTCAAGCGGCATCGCGGACTCCCCGCATACTTTCAGATGCGTCAGGCTTGACACCAACAATTTAGTTCAAGGATAGTATGCAAGTAGTTTTAGATAGCGCAGTGAAATTCAAAGCCCCGACTGAAGAGGCTGAGTTCATCTGCAAGTGTATCGAGAAGAGTGAAATTCTAAACACTGAATCAGGATTGTCTGAAGTGTTAGTTAATTGGGAACTGCCCGAGATGGAGCGCCTTGCTACTCTCGTACCGCGTGATGTAAAAGTTCCCTCACCGATACTCAAGGAATACAACTGGCCGGGTTTGTTCCAACCTTTCGTTCACCAAAAAGAAACATCAGAGTTTCTTTCTTTGCGCAGACGCGCATTCTGTTTTAACGAAGCAGGCACAGGCAAAACATCTGCCGCGATATGGGCGGCTGATTACCTAATGAACAAAGGCATTATCCGCAGAGTGCTGGTGATTTGCCCTCTTTCCATTATGTTTTCTGCGTGGCAAGCTGATCTGTTCAAGACAGCAATGCACCGCACATGTGGCGTAGCGCATGGCTCTGCAAGCAAACGTAAAAAAATTATTGAGGGTGGCTACGACTTCGTTGTAATTAATTACGATGGCGTGGGCGTAGTGCAGAAAGAAATTTCAGAGGGCAACTTTGACCTCATCATCATTGATGAAGCTAACGCATACAAAACAACGTCAACACAACGCTGGAAGATCCTTGCTCGCATCCTAAAGATGGATACATACCTATGGATGATGACAGGTACGCCTGCCTCGCAGTCTCCGCTTGACGCATTCGGTTTAGCCCGACTGGTTAATCCAAGCGGTGTACCTAAATTCGTAACGGCGTGGCGCGATAAAGTCATGCAGCAAGTGACTCGGTTCAAGTGGTTGCCAAAGAGTACTGCGCGTGACGCAGTTTTCAATGCACTTCAACCAGCCATTCGCTTTGAGAAAGCGCAGTGCCTTGATTTGCCTGATGTTGTTTACCAGATTAGGGAAGTCCCTCTGACACCTCAAGCTCAAAAGTTTTATCGTGACCTGAAGAAGGACATGCTAATCAAAGCGGCAGGAGAGCAGATCAGCACTGTCAATGCCGCGGCAAGCCTTACGAAGCTATTGCAGATCTCGGGTGGCGCAGTTTACACCGATAGTGGTGAAGTTGTTGAGTTTGACATTTCACCACGCAAGCAAGCGTTGAAGGAAGTTTTAGAAGAGACAAAGCATAAGGTGATTGTGTTTGTGCCGTATCGACACACAATTATAGTCGTCAGTAATTTTTTAACTCAGGAGGGATACACAAACGAAATCATTTCAGGAAGCGTATCAGCGCGAGAGCGCGGTGAAATCTTTAATAGGTTTCAGACAGCAACAGACCCGCGTGTGCTAATCATTCAACCACAAGCGGCATCACATGGCGTAACACTTACCGCGGCTAACACAGTTGTGTTTTGGTCGCCCGTTATGTCAGTGGAAACATATTTGCAGTGCATTGCACGAATGGATCGTTACGGTCAACAAAACAAAATGACGGTTGTACATCTTCAAGGCTCAGAAGTTGAGCGCAAAGTTTTTGAGATGTTGCAAAACAAAGTTGACTTGCACGATAAATTAGTTGATCTGTATAAATTTGAATTGGAGATTGAAGACAATGGTTAACATGGAAGAATTAGTAAAAGCATACTTGACAATTCGCAACGAACGTGAAAAACTCAAGGCATTATTTGAACAACAAGATGAAGCCCTCAAGGGCGACATGGAAGGTCTGGAGAAGGTAATGCTACAAGCTTGTAGTGAAGTCAATGCGGACAGCATCCGCACCCAACACGGCACAGTCATGCGTTCAGTCAAAGAACGTTTCTTCTGTACAGATTGGGACAACTTTAAAGAATTTGTTCTTGCGCATGGTGCAGTCGATTTGTTCGAGCGTCGCATCCATCAAAAGAACTTCAAAGAATTCATGTCTGAGCATAAGGACGATGGTCTACCGCCCGGAGTGAATGCCATGCGTGAGATGGCTATTACAGTACGTAAAGCCACTGAGCGCGTTTAATTAAATCAGTTTTAAAACAGTCGGAGAAACAAATGAGTAACGAACTCGCAAACTTTTTTGAGAATAACCCAGCCCTTATTGAACAGGGGCTTGACGAAGATACACTTGCTGTAGCAGGCGGTGCAACGAAAGGCTCTAAGCGCATTTCGATCAAGGGACGAGTGTTCCGCAAGATCGTTGGCGGCAAAGAAGTCAGCGTTAACGAAGAGAATTGGATGAACGTCATCTTTGTAAAGATGGCACACGAAGCGTCACGTACTTGTTACGAAGGCGCGTATCGTGAGGGCGAGAAGACTGCACCTTCTTGCTGGTCTAGTGACTCTAAGAAGCCTGACCCATCTGTACCAACGCCGGCAGCGGCTTCGTGCGACAACTGCCCTAACTCTGTTAAGGGTAGCGGTCAGGGCGGTAACGGAACTAAGTGCAAGTTGTCATGGCGCACTGCCGTGGTGTTGCCTAACGATCCCGCAGGCGATGTGTATCAGTTGGTGTTGCCAGCGATGAGCGCGTTTGGTAAAGAGGAAAACGGCAGATGGCCTTTCCGCCCCTTCATTCAAATGTTGGCTAACAACAACGTGAGTGCAGGCAAGATCATTACCAAGATGCAATTCGATATCAAGGCTCCCGTGCCTCGCGTGTTGTTCTCTCCTGCTCAAGCAGTACCGCCTGAGTTGAAAGACACAATCATGAAGCAGAGCAAGAGCATGGCGGCAGAAAACGCTATCAAACTGACAGTGTTCCAAGCTGACTCACCCGATGAAGTTGAAGCACCTGCTTTAGCTGAACCCGTAAAGCGCGAGAGCGTGAAGAAGGCCGCTGTTGAACCCGTAGAGGATGCAACAGAGATCATCAAGAAGTGGACTAAAAAATAATATGGCACGACCCTACGGATTGGAATTACTGCAAGCCCTTGACAACGAAATGGATGGTCGGCTTGGTACTGAGTTAGCGCGTGTTTGTGTAAGAGCAAACTTACCTACTCAGCACCTTGCCCCTGTCTTCGGTGTATCGCGCATGACGATACACAGTTGGTTTCGTGGTAAGCCGATCCGTAGTGCCAGACATGGCGCTATTGAACGATTTATGAATAAGGTCGAGGAAGACATTAAGACGGGGATTCTGCCAGCAGTTAATCTTAAGAAAGCAAAAGTCTATCTAGCCCAAGTTCGTAAGACATTCAAAAGCAAATAAGTTTGCTAGTTGGGCGGGCTAGTTCCCGCCCTAATTGTCTCTGCGATCCAATGACTAAACAATTTTACGAAACAATATCGCCTACGCAGGGCTACTACTGCGTGGCAGGGATCAATATGCAGGGGAAGATCATTCCTCGCTATTGCGAAACAGTAGACGAAGTTCTTGAGCTGATTGATTATTTCAACTCTCAAAAGGGCATGAATACATACTTCACACCTAGCACGTTTGAAGGATTCAGCCGACAAGCAGTAAACAGTATCTACATTAAGTCCTTCTTTTTGGACATTGATTGTGGAGAAGACAAGCCGTATGCCACCCAAGAGGATGGCATGTTGGCTCTCGATAAGTTCATCAAGGACTCAGGGTTTCCTGAACCTGTGCGTCTCAACTCTGGGAGAGGGTTGTATGCGTATTGGATCTTTGACGAACAGATCGCTACATCAGTCTGGAAGCCCTATGCCGAGAAGTTTAAAAAGCTTGCGCTCGACCTTGGGTTTGAGATTGACACCAGCGTTCCGGCAGATGCGGCACGATTGATTCGTTGCCCTGACACGTTGAACTGGGGTAGGGAAAAGCGCCCCAATGTTCCGCCTCTACCAACCGCTTTACTTAGCGACTTGATTACGTATCCGTTTGAAGAACTGACTGCGCTATTGGATAGCGTTCAGATCGATGCGGCCCCGGATGACAGTGTGTTTAGTTTGAAGAACGTTCAGAAAGGAATCGATGACGAGACTCGCAAGATGCTTGGCATGGATAACTACGAGTTTCGCTTTAACAAGATCGCTGTCGATAGCATGGAAGGCAAGGGATGCAACCAACTTAAGTGGTATCTGACGCATCAGAACGATGCTGATGAACCTATATGGCATTCAGTTCTAACTATTGCTGAAGCTTGTGTCGACGCTGATGAAGCAACACACATGGCGTCTAACGAACACGACGACTATACATACGAAGAAACGGAGAGAAAGCGCAATGAGATACGCAAGGCAATCGAAGGAACGCATACCTGCACTGTTATTGAAGACAGATTCAAACACAAGAATCCAAAAGGATGCGATGGATGCCAATTTAAAGGAAAGTTTAGATCACCCTACGCCCTTGGAAAAACATTCCTTATCGCCAAAGCCCCAGTCCAACCCGAGCCAACGCAAGACGCCACCAATGAAGCGGAGCCAATTCGGGAGATTCCGAAAGACGCACCTCTTCACTTACCGGACTTCCTGAAGCCGTTTGTTAAAGGTGTGCATGGCGGCATCTATTACCAGCCACCAACTAAAACAAACAAGGATGGATCAATCACAGAGCATGACCCAATCCTGCTAACTAAGTACGACCTCTACCCAACGAAACGTTTGTTCAGTCCATACGACGGCGAGTGTTTAAACATGAGGCTTGTATTGCCACGCGACGGTGCAAGGGAGTTTATGTTGCCGATGAAGTCTGTATCGGCACAAGAGGAATTTAAAAAGATCATGTCCAGCAATGGCGTGTTTTTTGACAACCCAACGAAAGTGCAATTACTAATGACATACATAACCAAATGGGGCAACTACATGATCGAGACAGACTCTGCTCAGACCATGCGCATCCAGCAAGGTTGGACAGAGACAGGCTATGTGCTTGGTGAAAAAGAGTATCACCCGAATGGAAAGGTCAGCGAATGCCCTCCATCACCATTGTCTAAACCGATTGTTAATCTACTCAGGACTAAGGGTACGTACGAAGGCTGGCGCAAAGCGGCTGACATGTTGAACGATCCGGGCTATGAGTTCCATGCGTTTGCATTGTTATATGCTTTAGGGTCACCCCTGCTTAAGTACACAAACGTGCATGGCGCAGTTGTAGGTTTGCTTGGTGATACAGGCGTTGGCAAATCAGGCGCGTTGTACGCTGGCTTAAGTGTCTATGGCGAGCCTAAACCTCTCGCAGTCATGGAAGCAACGGACAATGGTTTGATTCAGCGCATGCTGACTTTTAAGAATCACATGTTTGGTTTGGATGAGTTCTCCAACGCTACAGGTGAGTCACTGTCTAAATTAATCTATGCGCTGTGCGCAGGGCGCGGCAAGATCAGGTTGCAGTCATCAACAAACGCCGAGCGCCCTCTATCGCTTATGTCTTGTTTGCTGTCTATGGTTAACATGAACCAATCTGCACGGGAGAAGATTGCTCAGTACAAGAAGAACGTGGGCGCAGAAGAAGTACGTTACTTGGAGTTCACAGTCGAGAAGCCTATGGTTCCCGGCTTTGAGTTAGATGATGCACGCGGCATAGAGATGTTTGAGCCGTTTCACTTTCACTACGGTCATGCAGGCCCACGCTTTATTGCCGCCCTTCTCAACATCCCCGAAGAAGAAATCCGTGAACGCATTAACCGTTGGAGACTACGCCTAACCGCAGACCTGACTAACTCAAGTGAGTACCGTTTTATTAACAGTTCGTATTCGGCTGTGTTTGCTGCCGGAGAGATTGCTGTAGAAGAAGGCGTCATTAAAATCGACATTGAACGTGTGTATCAGTACATGGTAGTTGAGACTCGCAAGATCATCAAACAGAACACAACTCGCGGTATCGACTACGAGAATATGCTCGGTGAGTTCTTGAATCAGAACCTGCCAAGCATGTTGGCTTTCCGTGATAACAAAGTTGTAATGGAACCACGCAATGCGCTGATCATGCGAGCCGACGCTGATCTAGGAATACTGCAGATTGCTAAGACTCCACTTAAAGAGTTCCTTGCCAAAGGTCAGGCGGGTGTCAAGGCATTTGAAGAAGCGCTTAAGAACAGCGGTGTTCTAGTTAGTACTGATAAAAAGGTACGCCTTGGTACGGGATGGAAGGCCGCGGCAGGTATAGCAAGTGTCTATGTCTATGAGTTTAAAACGGATTTAAGCGGAGTAATTAAACATGTCGAAGAAGAGCCCACCGGAGGCAATGCCACTGGAAGAGCCGGAGTGGATCTTTCCGTTTAGTCAAATGCAAGTGGGGCAGAGTTTCTTTATACCAACTCTGCGCCCTGCATACATGCTGTACGCAATACAGAATGGCGCTAAACGCGAAGGCATAGGAGTCAAAGTGCATAAGACAACCGAGGATGGATTCCTCGGTGTCCGTGCGTGGCGCATCAATTAAGGTTTTACACCCATTGCGGCAAACTCATTTAGGATTCCAAGCTTGACAATGTTTTCGCCTAGCGTCAGGTAACGTAGCATTGCTGTGCGCTCTGCCTGCGTAAGTTCCTGCATCTTGCGTACACTGTTCTTTTGCTCTTGGAAATCTTTTAGAGCGCCATTAATTGCAGAGTTGTAATGTTCAACAAGGAATTCGTGCGTAGGATTCTTAGCTAAATACTTAGCGTAGCGCTCTGGGTCATCCTGCAAAGTCTTAACCGTACTTGCAATATCTTTAATTTCTTTAGATACTTTAGAGAATTCACGAGCATCCACATTAGACACCGCGCCAAAGAAACGGTCAAACAAAAGTGTGTCAGTGCGGGGGTCAAACTCTTTGTTACCTACAAGTGATTGCGCAACATTGACACCGTTGTGCATCAACCGGGCCAAACCATCTGCGTAGTTATTAGCAAAGAAATACATTACGTTAGGTGACACAGGTACACCGGTAATGTCGTAAAGCATTCTTGCCGCGCCTTTGTACAACTCAGGTATGTTGTCACCACCAACAAACACTTCACTTACTCGGCTCTTCTGAGCGTTGTAAATATCACGACCCAATGCATCCGTGTTCATTGCATATTCAATCATGGGGCGCAAGATAGAAGGGGCAAAAGTATCCGCAATCCACTCAGCAGGCTTATCGTATTTGTCAATTCTAGACACCGGTATAGGCAAGAATGAGTCTTGCGTAACCTCCATGATGTTACTTAACATGCCGAAGAAGCCGCGGTCTCCCTCTGGGCGCATGACTGCGCCATGTACGTAACCAGCTATCTGAGCGCCAGCAGAAGCAAATGCGCCAAGGCCAAAACCCCAAGGTAGTTGGAACACAAAGTCTCTGTCACCCACGCGGAAATGGAACCGTGCGTAGCGGGTGTAACGTGCCATGTCGTCAGTCACTGCTTTGTTGCGACCTAAATCATCATCGCCACCAGCCAATGCAGCCATTGTGTAAACCATCATACCCATGCCGATTAAGCCACCTGCGACAGCGCGAGCGTGCTGCCGACGCTTGTCGTGTTCTTTTTTATACTTCTCAATAGCGTCAGGGTCTTTGTATACGCGTTGCTCATCCTTAAACTCGTAAGCAAATGTTCCCTCATTAGGTAGCATCTTCACGGCCTTGTCTGCGCTAACAAACGCAGGAGCCAGAGCCTCGATTGCACGCACCGCACCTGTAGCGGCTGGGCGGAAGAACATGAACATAGCGCCCATAGCCTGACCCCACTCACCGACCTGTTCAAAGTTTGCTAAGTTTTTGCCATCGCCTACGGCTTTCTGCTTTGCTTCCGCTTCGCTCATACCTTTACTCATGTATTGCTGCTTAAGGATACGGTATGCAGCTACACGACTGGCCAATTCAAAAGAGTCAGACCAAACGTCAACAACTTTATCTACGCCTTTTTTGCCTTTAACAAAAACGTTAGTACCCTTGACGTCGGCTTCAAAGTCTTCAGCCAAACCTTCTGCAGTCAAGCTCCTGATATAAGAAACTTTACCGCCAGCGTTTACATAATCGTTAAGGTCTCTAAAGTCTGGGTCTGTTTTGGCAAGGCGCTCAATCTCGCCAAACTTCTTAGCTGTGTACATGGCAGAAAACTTACCGGCTTTGTACAGACCACCATGAAGAACCTGCTTACCAATCAACTGTTTTAGATAGTCAACGCCAATGCCCCAGCCTTCTTTAGAAGCTATGTTAAATGTGTTAGTTAATCCATCAATTAAGAAGTTAGCCGGCGCAAATGATATGTTGTAACGAGTGTGCATTTGCCCAAAGAAACTTGTAGCAGAATTAAGCACGCCCACCACCGGATTAGCATCGCGGTACGTTCTACGGATAGCTTCGCGTAGCTGTGGGTCATCAATTTTAATAATTGTGATCGTGCCGTCAGGCTCGTAATGGAAGATTGCATTTGCGCCACGCAACTTAGCAACGTCTACATCACCTTTGTATCGGTCTTCAAACTTAATCTTAAGGCGTTTGTCTTTGTCGCCCGTTATGCCTTTAATCATGCCGGAGTTAACCGCATTCTTAATTGCTAAAGTTAAACCTTGTCCGTCTATACCACTGCGACCAGCACGCGCTGCGGCATGAGTTGCATCAAGCATTGTCTGCACGATTGTATTATTAGAGTCAGAGATACGGCCTTCAAATGTATTCTGCACCTCTTGCATCTCTCGACCGACACCAGTCTTAATATCAAACTGATCATCAGTATCTTTATTGGCGCGACCTTTAAACGGTACGTAGTGTTTAAAGTCATACAACTTAACAACGCTATCTACGGGCTGCGACCAATAGTTAGCGTCTCTATTAAGTTTAATTGTTTTCTTCTGAAGGTTTTCAAGCTTCTTTAGAATTGCGTCAACTTCAGCTTTGTTTGCATAGTTTTTATACGCCTCATACGCTGCTTCTCGCGAAGGTAAGTCATAGTTACCAATCACGTTGTATTGCGTGCTTTGCTCATCAGCAGAAGTGTAGCGTGCGTTTTTATCGCCAATTTGAACGGGTGATGCAGGATCTGTGTACCACGAGTAGCCGTTTGTATCGTCAATACTGCCGCCCTGACTCTTTGGTTTTGCAAACTTCTCAAGCTCTGCGCGATAACCTTCAATCTCTTTGTCGGTCATCTTTTCGCCCTTGCGGAACTTCTGGATGATTTCTGCGCGACGTGTAGCAGAAGCTAAATCAAGGGGTGCGTAAAACAAAAACTTAATGTGGCGACGCTCACGTTCGTGCAACGTACGAGCAAATACATGCATTGTTTTAAGAGTGCGGTCAAAGTCTACGCCAGACTTATCAGCCAGCTTCTGCATCATGTCATGGATAGACTGAATGTCTTGCTCTAACTCGCGCTCGTATATGTTACGCGCACGGCCTGTAGACATTGTGATTTCGTTGTATACAGCATTAATCTTCTGGCCCGCGTACACAATCTTGTTAACCATCTCGTTTGAAGCTTCCCATGCTTTGATAGCATGGCGGTTGTTTGCAAAACGACGGATGATATCCCTGCCACCCTCTGCGGTTGTAAATAGTTTGTACAGACTTTGTTTTGTCCTTGGCATCTGCGAGCCAACTGCATCATCAACTTGTTCTTCAAACGAAGCCGTTGTCTGAGTCTTTGGTTGGTTCTTAGGCGTTGCGGGAGTAGCGGGTGTAGGAGGCGGTGTTGCAGCAGCGCTTCCTTGTGTTGCCAACTCTGGTACTTCTTCTACGGCTTCAGGCGCAACCATGATGTCGTTAAAAGCCGCGGCAGCTTCTATTAGCAGGTTACCTTTGTAGCCGGGCTGTGTGTACGTATCTTTACGTAGATTAGTGATACCACCTTTGGTAACGGTTGCACCAACACGAGCCTCCATACCCGGAGCAAGGCTATCCATAGTTGTGTTGAACGGAATGCTTTTAACGCCAGCAAGGGCGGCTTCGCCATCGCTAATGCCTTCGTCAAAGGTTGACTCTTCGTCTTTGATGGCTTCGTCAGCGCCTGTTAGCAACGCAATCTCATCGGGTAGTGGTGGCCCTTTTTCCTGCATTCTTTCAAGAAAAGCTTCGTCTGCTTCAGTTACTTTATCCCTTGCACCTTTAGGTAATGCTTGCACACCTGTAGTAACGTTTCGCTTACCGTAATTTTCAACGGGAACCAGATAGCTAGTCTTTCTCTTGCTAGGCGTAAAGGCTTTATAGATGTAAGCAAGTGCTGTGGTGAACGCATCCCATACAGTTTTACCTGTAGGGAATTCATAGTCACGCATTACTTGCCCCACTCGAGCGCGTCCTGTAGCGCGGACTGCATCATCTAGCTGTATCTTGACAAGTTCATTTTGGAACTTCAAGTCAGTCATTGAGTACGCAACAAACTCGTACAAGTTCTTAAACGCTGCTGGGAACTTCTTACCCAGTCTGCTCTGTGATAAAGCAAAGATTGATTGCAGATGCTCAACACCCTTGCGCTGTCTTTCAGTCAAGACAGATGGATCTTTAAAGAACTGACGAATAATCTTGGCTGTAACTGCGTGCGTTATCTCATGCAGTACGGCAGTTTCTGTAAACCCAAATGGGCCAAACGTCATTGTGTTTGTCTTGGGGTCGTATTTAGCCAGACCTTCTTTGGGGTCAAGGTTAGCATCAAATACTACTTTGATCTTAGTGTCACCAATTGTCGACAGCAGGGACTCGGCAAGGTTGCGATAAACCTTTGAACTCATCTCACGAGATACACGGATCAGTTGCCCTGCAAGACTGCCCTCACGCACCAATGTACCGCGCTTGTATGTAAGGCGCTCTTCAGCGGTCTTAACTGCTTGCTTAACTTTACGCTCAATAGCAACTGGATCTTCTTCAGTTTCAAGCAAACGCTTACGCTCATTATCAGCAACAAGTTTTAGATACTCTTCTTGCTTAGCCTTCTGTGTTTTAATCTCTGTTTTGGTAACGCCCACACGAGTGAGGGGCGCAGTCTTAGCGCCACGAGCGTTATCTGACAGCCACTGAAGAACACCCTTAACATCGCCTTCTTGCAAACGACGAATCATCTGCACGGTTAATGCATCGCCTTGGCTCTTAGGGTCATTCTCAATCATTGCCTCAGTTGCGGCATGCATCTGTGCAACTAAATCATCATTAGCTTGCTGCTCTCTTTGACGTTTGTCTTCGGCCTCTGTCTGAGAAAACTTTGTTTCTGTTTTGCGTATCTTACGAAAAGCAAGCTCTTGTTCTGCAGGGCTGCCTCGCTGCACTGTGTCACGGTATACCTGTTTGTTTTCTTCAGATAAGCTGTTCCAGTTGGGCAACGTGCTTGGTTTGTTCTGCTCGTAGTCGTGCTGTATTTCAAAGTCTTTTCTAGCTTCATCTGCCGCAGCTTTAGCGGCAATTTCTGTTGACTCTTTAGAGGCTGCGCCACGCTTAGCTTCATTACGAGCTTTCTTACGCGCATCGCGTTGAACAGCAAGCAAGTCGGCACGGTACTCTAACAAGCGCTGAGTAGCCTTAATGTGTTCTGATACGCTGTTACCAAACTTTGCAGCCTGACCGCCAAAGTAAATGCCCTTCTCATAGGGCGTTAGATCGCTAAATGAAGGCAGCTTAAGCAGCTTGCCTAACTGTTCCGTAACAAAACTTCTGTCGTCTTCAATGTCTTCTGCAGTAGCTTCTGGAAGATTGCCTTGTTCCTTAATTAAATCTTCCGCAATTTCTTTAGCGGACTGTTCAATGTTTTCAGAATGCGCTTGGCGTTGCTCGTTGTACAGTTCCTGCTCTTCTTTGCTTAGCTTGTACAAGCCCTCGCGTTTTTGCTGGCGTAACTCATCAACAGTCTTCTGTAGGTCTTCATCAGTTTGACCTGCAACTCTTGTCTTGTCTGGCAACTCTTGAAACGCCCCGCGTTGAGGTGCTGGCGCTTTTTCTTTTGATGCATCTTTTAGTGAGTCAACATCATTCCAAAAACGGTTGTCGTCAAACCCTTGATCAGACGCGTAGTCAGTAAGGTCAAGTTTAAATCTACCAGCAGCAGCTTTAATTTCTGCGGCCTGCAAGTCAGTGTAGAAGCGGTCTTCATCAAGGCCGGCTTGTGTGATGTAACTATCGTAGTTAAGCCCGTACCATTTTGCTTGTTGACGCTCCTCTTGCTCAATTGGATCTTCACCGCCGACTGGCAAATCAGTGGGGTCTATTTTCTGTTGCTTACGTTTATTGCGTAGGGCTTGCGCTTGGCTTCCCTTTACTTGAGTATTTACTGCAGGGGGCTCTCCTCCTGTTCCTGCAGGAGGCTTTCCAGCATCCGACTCAGGAGGAACCACTCCATCTGCTGGAGGTGTCGCAGCTCCTTCGGTATCGGTTTCGGTAGGGGGTCGTAGATCCACGCCAGCGCCTTCTCCACCTGCTGATTCGATAGGTTTTGTAGCATTTGCGCCTCCCGCGGCTTGTAGCTCCGTAATTCTTTTAGCAAGATTATCCCTCGCTGTAATAATATTTTTGTTAAAAGCATTTGATGTTGCTCCAGCCGCTTCAGCCTTTGCAATGCTTTCGTTGTACTGATTAAGAATGCCATTAAGTTCGTCTAGGTCAGTGCTAGTCTTAGCAATCTGCCCACGAGACTGTTTCTTAATTGCTTCTTTAAGTGTGTTGGGTTTTTCTTCTGCAGGCTTTTCTTCTACGAGTGGTTCACCTTGCTTGACTACATCAAGCGCATCGGGTTCTTCAGCAGCTTTTTTACCGCCCTCTACAGCGGGTTTACCACCACCGCTAACAATACCTGCCGCACCACCCATACCCGCAGCGCCCAGCGTAGCTTGAGCGGCAGTTTCACCAAAGCCTTCGGTAAGCGCTTGCTTCTCATTAACTTGACGCATTGCCAAGTTCTGCAGCGCACGACCGCCAACTTCCTCAATGTTCTCACTGGGAGTTTCTTTAATAGCGCCAGCAAGTGCGCCAGTAATACGACCCATGCCGGTTCTCTCGCCAGCCAACGCACGCTCAAACGCTTGCGCTCCGGGAAGTTTTTGAGCTAACAACGACAAAGCCGCACCGCCAAGACCTGCAGCACGGGCATAGTTAAGCGTTGTATCTGCCGCTTCTGCCTCACCCATCTTTTGCTGTTCAGTAAGGTACTTATACATAGACTCGTAAGTACCCGTACCTACGTCTGCGCCCTGTTGAACTGCGGCAGTTCTTATTGCGCCCTTTGCACCTGCGCTAACGGCGGCTTTCTTAGCTGCGGCTTCAGCTTCTTCTTTAGCTAGACCAGAGGCGGCTTTCTTAGCAACTTCGCGAAGTGCGGCTACGTTAGCAGAAGCAGCGGGAGTACCGATAGCGGCAAGTAACGCCGGTATTTGTTGCGGTAGTTGTTCAGCAAAGAAGTTGGCCAACAGCGCAGGGTCAGAAACAGTTTGACCAAGCGAGGTTTTAAACGCTTCAAACTCGCCTTTCTTTTGCGCTTCTTGTACAGCACGTTGTGCAGCAGCTTCTCGTGCTTTAAATCCAGCGGACTTTAATCCCTTACCGTATTCTTCAAGTTCTTGAGCTGCGCCATAGAGACCAGTTTTTGAGAAGTCGCCTGTAGCCAATCCGTAAAGCTGACCGGGAAACTGACCAAGGCCACCCAGACCCGACAATAAGCCAGCGCCTACGTCAGAGACCGATTCGCCCATAGTACGCTCTTTAGCCCGCGCCTCAACTCGCGGCATTTCCCGCGCCATCATCTGTTGAGCCTGCTCTGGCGTAGTGCCCTCTGGTACTTCAAACCGGGCAATCCGGCCATCGGGCATTTCAAAGCGTGCTATTGGCATATTTAAGACTTAGATGGTTCAAAACCTAAAAACTTAGCGCCACCTGTTAAAGGCGCTGGCTTACCTGTTGCAACAGCGGCGGGGCTAGAACCCGCAATGTTTCCTAACGGAGCTAAGATCATATCAATTCTATGCTGAGCGTCTTCTGCTCTAGCCAAAGACGCCGCAGCTTTATCTGGATCCCGGTCTTTTAAAGCCTCGTATATCATTCTATGCATCTTAGCTTCTTTTGCAGCCGCATCAATTGCAGGGCGTTGAGCAGTTATACCAGCCTGCGCAATTTTAATTTGCTGCGCACGCTCAGCTTGCTTAAGTCTTTCAAGTTGAAGATCAGTCTGATTCTTTGCAGCAGCACGTTTTGCTTCAGCCGCTTGAGCCGCAACATCGCGCCTTGTTTGAGCAGCAATATTTGCAGTCTGTTCCCGGCTTCTAGCGTTCTCTTTAGTATTAAGTAAGCTTGTGCCAGAAGATTCAGCCTGACGTTTGTCAGCAAGCATATCTTTAATAGCGTTCTCGCCAGCGGCGGCAGCTTTGTACTTGCCTTCCAGCCTAAGTTTAAGAACCTCGTCCTTCATGTCGCTAATCTGGTCAAAGAACTTTACATCTTCAGCAGAGTAAGCTTGACGTTTGTCTTGCATTCCAGAACCTAGATTATCCAATATCGTACCAATTCCACCGCTTACGATAGGTTTAGAAGCGCGTGAGAAACCTTCAACCCATGCAGGCAAACGCTCGCCTTGAATCTTTCTTTGCATACCTTCGCGCTCTGCAATCCGTGCTTCCCTTGGCGCGAGTAATTTATCTAGACCCATAAAGTCTTGATAGCGCTTAGAGCCTTTCTCAAATTCTTGATCTTCATTTTTACCCAACGTCTTCATTATGGCAGCGCGAATAGCAGCTTCCATTGGATCCATAGCCTCTGCAACCGGTTTAGTAGTATTAGCATCGGGCCTGTTACCGGGAACATTAGTAGTTGGTTTAACTGCAATGGGAGGGATTTCTATTTCTGGTTGTCCCGGCTGCAGGGCAGGGTTTGTATTTTGAGCCGCTGGTGGGTTGGCAGCTAAACGTTTAAGTTTTTCTACTTCTGAATCCATGTATGGGGTAGGAGCTTTAGGGGCAGCTTTAGGAGCAGCGGGGTTGCTTTCACGATTTCCCAATCCGCCTATTAGCGCCATCAAGCCACGGATACCACCAGAAAAACCTTTAGCCACACTAGCGCCGGGCATAGCTGCCATAGTGTTATTAATATTACGTGTTAATTCAGTATCGGGTGCTCCACCGGAAGCGGCTGGAGCTTCTTGCCCACCCGTTGGAATCTGGCTAAGCAATTCTTGACGGCGTTTTTCATTTTCAATTTCAGCTTTAGCAGCCGCTTCCCTTGCCGCTTGTTTACGAGCCTGATAATCTGCGCCCTGTTCTTGCAATGTGTACTGGCGAAGTTTTGGTTTTGATTTTGGTTCTTTAACGTCGCTATCATCTTCGCCATTAAACGCAATAATTCCACCACTTGCGTAGTGACGACCAAGGTTAGACATAAGCTGATCGATGCTACCGCCACGCGCCGCCATTACAGGCTGTTGAGGCATGCTTGCAGGCATTGGTTGTTGACCCATTTGCGGTTGACCTTGCGCACGCGCTGTGCCCACCATCTGACGTAGCTTTTCCATAATAGTTGGCGAAGGGCCACCAGCTTGTATAGCTTGTTGGTTTTGTGCGCTTTTTTGCAACTCAAGGATTTCTTGAAGTGCTAACGCTTCTTCCATATCGGGCGCAATAAAACCGGGTGGTTGGCTTTGTTGGGCTTTCTGCACCTTAGCTTGTAAAGGCTGAGGGTTACCTTTAAACGTATCTACTAATTGTTCAATACCCATGATGTTTCCTTACAAGCCTAAGTCTTTTAGCAAATCGGCTACAGTTCGTTCGCTCTTGCCCACCGCTTTTGCACCACCTGCCGCACCAGCCATAATTTCTTGTAGCTTAGTGGGTTGTGCAATGTTGTAGCTAGTCGCAGAAATTGGCATGCCTTGGAGCATAGACTGCTGGAACTGAAGCATCTTGTAGGGGTTTTCCCTAGCGCCTTCAAACGCCGATTTGTCTGCTGCTATACCTTCAGCTTCAATACCGCGTTGAGTAGCGCCTTGCTGTGCCATAAGGTCAGCCAATGACCTGCCTTGCGCTTGTTCTGCGTTGAATTGTTGCTGAGCTCTGTCGTACGCACTTGCGTACCCTTGGCCAACGGTCTTGTTCATCTCTTGCATTAAATTACGGTTGTTTTCCGCATTCATAATAGCTTGACGACCGCCACCAAACGCACCCGCTTGGGTTAGTTTTGCATTAGTGCCCATATTGGTAATGTCGTTTTGACGACGCAGCTCAGCCAACTGAGGATCAAGCACACCCTGCAGGTAAGGGTTCATGTATTGCGAAGCGATACCAGTTGGTTGAGTAGGTGTTGTGGGTGCTGCCATGCCGTTAGCCCCCAAGGTAGGCGCTTGATATGCCCCTGCTGAACTAAACGATTGACCTAAATTACCGGGAAACGTAGTGTTTTGCAGTCCAGTAAACACTTGGTTTTGCAAACCAGAAGCGCCTGCAGTTAATGGCCCCATGTATTGTTGGTATGGGGACTCAGTTAACGCTTGGGTTTTACCAAGCATGTTAGATATATAGTCGCCTGCAAAACTATTAGGGCCGGTCTCTGTGCCAAGTACGCCAGCGCCTACGGCGCTTCCAATGCCCGTTGCTGCAGTGCTACCGCCAGTATTAAACCGCCTAACAGAGCCACCGTTAACATAAGCTTTTGCCAAACCGCCGGGCATAAACTTGTCAGGGTTAATTTGCTTACCTTGTTTTTTGTTGCCAGTACGGGCTAAGCGAATGTTGTCCATCATTTGATAAAGTTTTTTAGCGCCGGCATCAGAGTTGCCGTTACCCATATGAGACACAACATCGGCAGGGATAACAAACTCACCGTGGCTAAGCGCAGCGGGTTGTTTTCTACCAATACGGGCGGGGATTTTGTCAGCCATACCATCGGTGTTTCCCTGTAAGTATCGACCTTTTGCCATATTAATCTTTCCGCCCCTTGCGAAGTCGTAGTCACTTAAATCAAAACTGAAATCATCGCCACCGCCAAAGTCAAAGTTAGAGTAGTCCCCGTCGCCAAGGTCAAACTCACTCAGGTCTAAATCGTTACTGCCAAAGTCAAACCCAGAGTAGTCAAAGTCACCGTAGTCAGTGTTAGACATGTCACCCGTGTAGTCATAGTATCCGTCATCACCACCAGTAAAACTGCCAGTATCAATGTTGTCTATACCGGTAAAGTCATGGAAACTGTCACCGCCAGTAATGTCGGTAGTATTGCCAGCGCCATCTTCACCCGTGCCGTATTCTGCGTCTGCTTCAGCGGCCAAACGGTCATATTCAGCTTGAATTTCTTCGTCAGATAGCACATCTCGAGTATCAAGGTCTCTTTCGTTGGCAGCAATTTGCTCGTCAACTCCAGCAAATTCATCGCCGCCCATGTCATTAATAACTTCCTGAATGCCCTCAGTTGTTCCATCATCTGCAACTTCAGCATTAGTACCACCAGCACCCCCAATACCTCTAGTACCACCAGCGCCACCACCTTTGGTAGCTGTTCCTGCACCGCCTTTGGTAACTGCATTAACTATTGCGCCTGCTAAGCCCGCGTTCCCTGCAGTGTTAGTTCCAGTTTTTGTACCGCCAGTATTTGTAGTTGTACCACCTGTAGTTTTTGTACCGCCCGTAGTAGTTGTACCACTACCACCAGTAGTTTTTGTACCCCCGCCAGTGAGCGTATTGACTAAGTTTTGTAAACCAGTTGTAGTTTTATTGCCGCCCGTACCACCAAGAACTTTGTTTACCAATGCAGCAACGCCAGCGGTTTTTGCAAGATTGGTTAGGGTGGAATTCTTTTTAGCAGCGGTAGTATTAGCTTTAGCTGCGTTAGCCGCAGCAACAGCAGCGGCAGGAGTCATGGTTCCAGTCATGCCTTCAGGTACTGTACCTCTAGGAGCGTAGAACACATCAGCATTGTAGTTAACGCCACCTTGTCCGGGACGGTAGTTTGCCGTAGGAGGAGCCAGTACCATATTACGGAAAGCTTGCAGCTGTGGGATGCTACCTTCGTATGCTTTTTTAGGTTTGTTTGTAAACGCGCCCGTTGCACCAGCCAGCGCACCAGCTATGCCGCCAGCCGACGTTAAGTCCAAGGATTTTAGATAGTTAGCAATCCCGCCATCGCCACCGCCAGTGTTTACAGGAACAGCGTTAGCACCGCCGCTAAAAATAGATCGCATATTAGTAGCAGCAGGCAAACCAAACTGGCCGCCATAGGTAGGATCAAATACGCTTTCGCCAGCTACATTACCAAACTGACCGCCGTAGTTAGGATCAAATACATTTTCAGCGCCAGCGCCATACTGACCACCATAGGTAGGATCAAATACGTTTTCGCCGCCGCCCAAACCAAACTGACCGCCATAGGTAGGATCAAAAACGTTTTCAGCACCGCCCTCGCTCATACCAGTAAAGTCATGGAAGCCTTCGGAGTTGCCGCCAGTGCCGTCGTCGTAGTAGTTACCAAGCTCGTCTTGAACCATTGCCATATTAGTTCCTTAAAATTTGCAACAAGGCATTAAGATCATTTACGTGCCCGCCGTTAAAAAAGTCTTCTTCCGAACCTTGTTCCTCAGAGCCACCTGCTGAAGGGGGTACGTAATTGTCCCCAAACAAGTCATACCCGTAAAGGTCTTTGTAGGATTTTATATTAGCAAGCTGATCTTTACCACCACTACTCATTACGTTGAGTAAATTGGTTTGTTGATTCTGCTGTTGATCAGCCATGTTGGTAATTGCATCGACTACGGGATTTGCAGACGTAGCTGCTGTTTTAGCTGTTGTGGGCGTGGCTGCTTTTGCAGTCTTTGCACCTGTCACTAATCCAGCAAGGGTTTTGGCTACGTTTGTACCGCCAGTGGTTTTAGTCCCGCCAGTGGTTTTAGTCCCGCCAGTGGTTTTAGTTCCGCCCGTTGTGGTCTTTGTCCCGCCGGTGGTTTTAGTCCCGCCCGTTGTAGTCGTACCACCTGTGGTTGTTCCGCCAGTAGTTGTACCGCCTGTGGTTCCGCCAGTTGTGGTCGTAGTTGTACCGCCTGTGGTTCCACCCGTCGTAGTTCCGGTTCCACCAGTTGTGGTTGTAGTTTTGGTTCCACTAGTTGTGGTTTTAGTTCCACCCGTGCTGCCGGTGCTGTTAGTTACACCTTTGACTACGTTAGCTATATTACCTAAAGTCCCACTATTTAATAAACCGTCAAGGCCGTCCCCAGTGTCGCCCGTATAGGTTGACGGGAAGTCATCATCAACACTGGCTAAATTAAGGTCTGCGTTATCTACATAGGTAGAGGGAAAATCGTCGTCAACACTGGCTAACCCCTCAAGCCCGCTTAAATCACCGTAGTCGCCAGTAACTAAACCATAGATGTCAGCATTACTCAGACCGCTGTCTGTAAGCTCGTCAACGCTGTTGATACCAATGGATCGCAGGAAGTCATCAGTGCTGTCGCTATTTAAAACATTAAAGCCTTCTCCACCGGGAGTAAAGTAACCTTCTTCAAAGTCTGCACTGTTAGGGCCGTCAACGCCACTATTGCCAAAGAAACTGTCTACAGCGCCACTACCAAGCAGAAGCTTGACGGGATCAATGCTTTTACCGCCGCTACCGACAAACTGTTTAGCTGCATTAGCCGCTATGTTTGTTCCGGTTTCACCTAGTAAGTCTGTTATACCTTCTGCGCCAGATACAAAACTACCGGCTTGACCCCCAAGGTATGACAACGCTGCGGACTTAAGAATGTCTTCCGGGGGTTTACCAGAAAGCACCCCCATTGCAGCCACCGCATAGGGGCCACCAATAGCAGCAAGAGCAATGTTACCTAGTGGGCCAAGGTCTTGCATTAGCTGGGCAAAGTCATTAGATGACGCGCCAGCGGTGTAAAAGATTGGAGTTCCGTTATCTGCAAACTTTACGCCGTACCCAGTGTTACCCTTACCCGCAAACGTACCGCCAAAGAAATCACCCGTTTGACGTTCTCCGTATGTACTACCTACTTCTTGCCCTGTTTTCTTATTGCCAAATACTTCTTGCTTGCCTACAGGCGCAATGTAGGCAGTGCTATCACTTCCGCTTTCGCCGCCATAAACAGTTTCAGTTTTAACTAACTTAGGGTCAACTGGCTTGCCGTCTTGGTCTACATAACCAACAATTTTTTGAGTGTAGATGGGGCCATTTTCATCATATCCTACGATATCACCAGACTCAAAAATAGGTTGCACAGCGGCATCAACAGTTTTAGTAATTTTTCCAAAGTCTTTAATACTTGTAGCGCCTGTGGCCGCAATAATCTCGGCCATATCTCTAGCATTGGCTTCAGCCGACCCCTTGCCTTCACCAGACCATTTTGAGCTTAAGTTTTGCGCAAGTATTTGTTTGGTAATTGTGTCTACCGCTGAAGGCTTAGTGGTAGTTGTAGCAGTGGTTGTGGCGGCAGGGGGCGGAGTTGCAGCCGCAGGAGGGGCATAAACATCAGGCGCAAACTGCTGCGCAAAATAATCAACTTCTTGTGTAACGGGGGCAGCACTTAAAGCTGCGTCATATCTAGCCTGTATAGCGCCTACGTCTGTATTTGTAACCTGCGCCATTCGGTCTGGAGACACCCCAGCTTCTTGCATTGTTTGGGCAATCAATGCATCACTTGCGTCGGGGTTAGCATTAAGCCAACCAAGAATGTCTGCGTCTGAGACTGCCATTATCCGACCTTCCAATTCGTTCCGTCAGAGTAGACAGGCACAGCCACTGCTCCGCCAGTCACAACGGTTGCCCCAAATGTTGGGCCTAAAGCATCAGTTACAAAAGCCCTTGCACCTTTACCAGAAGTGACCGCGCTAGGTAACGTAGCCACTGTGTAGTTAGTTAAGGCTGGGATAATCTCATCTGTCTTTAACTGTTCAAGAATAGCATCAAGCCGATTAAAGTACAGACGAAGCACGTTGTTTAATTGATCTTGGTACTGACGGTTGTATTCAATAGGCGCTAACGGCAAATTAGGCGCGGCAACCTGATTAATCTCAAACTCAGAAATAACAATCATGTGTTACCCCTTCTGCCGTCTTGTTTGATGTCAATACGGGGTGAACCCAACTGCCAAGCGCAACCCAGTTGATTAGACTCAATCTGAATAATCATCTGACGGCCACGAACCCTAACATAGACCTGACCAGTAAATTGCTCAATCACTGAAGTAGATGTTCGGGTTACTGTTGCGTTTGAATTACCACCTAAAGAAATGGGATCGTTATATCCAGAACCTGAGTTCTGCATAGGAATCAACGTCATTGTGACCTGTGGCGAGGCGGTACTTGATCCACGGAACGTAATGTCTGGGAGCATCCTCCAGACAAAGCCAAAATGATCACCATCATCAATGTCAAACTCAGCAGAACTGATAATAGCGTTGATGGCCGCAGGCGTTCCTGTTTGATTGTCATCAGCACCTTGCTCATGGTTAACAAGGTTGTAAGAATAGGTTGCCGCCAATGGAAAATCACGAAGGCCAGAATCCAGCCAAGCTGTACGGCCTAGTGTTCCGTATGCCCATACATCTTCTAAGTAGTTGTACGTTACATACAGGTCAATTGCAGTGCTGTTTTGTGAGCAATAGAACCACCAAACTTCGTTAAAACCTTCGTTGGTTCCTGCAAAAACCTGAGAAGCTTGAGAAGTATTAATGTCTTGGAAAATGTATTGCTTAAGATCACAACGCAGAGTTTGCACACGACCATCATATTTATAGAATTTATCTACGCCCATCCAGTAAATAACGCCAGAAGCAATAACGGCGGCATTAGGGCTATAGATTGAAATGTTGTCACCCAATAACTGGCTAGACCAAATGACTGGAGGCCCTTGGTACTGAAGCGAATAAATGGCGGAATCAGTCCAAACTACAATTTCTTGACGAGCTTGGACGGCAGTAATAATTTCAGAGCCGTGAGATAGCTGAATACTACCGGCTTGATTTGTGGCGGAAACTGCCCATGTCGTAACGGACTCTTGGTCTGACCAACGAATTAACATAGGGTTTAAAACTGAACTACCGTAATCATCACAACCAAAACAAAACACAAAACGGCTGGTATCTGATACATAGACAAAATTAACAACTTGTGGAACTTCAGCATCTGCACCTATAAGGCTAGACACCAACACACCACGCGACGTTAAACCGGTTGTTGCATCCCAATAATACAAAGCACCACCACGGGGATTGAAAATTAAGTCTTCTCCAAAGTTACTTTGACTCCATAAGCGAATAGTACTTAGAGATGTTCCGCCAGTACCCCAAACACCGGAACCCCATGAACCAGCACCCCATCCAAGCAAAGGAACGGCAGTGGCTGGGCCTACATTAATTTGATACGCTGCTACTACAGAAGCTCCACCACCGGGTGATCCAGCCGCATCTGTTGCATTTGCTATTGCTGTTGCTGTAATTGTGTATGAGTCAACGCTAATAAAAGTAATCTGATATTCAGCATTTAAAACGGCAGCCGTAATGTTTCCACCAAGACCAACAGCGCCACTAAAAGTAACAAAATCACCATTTATTGCGCCATGCGCTGTGTCTGTAACAGTGATAATTGCCGACCCATTTGTAGCTACAAACGGATTGTTGTTAATTGTGCTTGTAGCCCGAATGGGGGTGATGTCGTTATACGCACCGCCAGACTCAATGTAGAACTTTAAGTTAGTACCTACACCTACAAGGTTTAACCCACCTAATGTGATCCAGTTCCACAAAGAACGGCAAACGCCTTGAAATATAGCGCCAGAAATACGAACCCAGCCGCCAATCTTCTCTGGCGTACCCTGACGAAACCGCATCTTGTCGGATACATACCAGCCATTCTCGGCGGTATAGCGGGTGTTTTCTTTGTTTACACCAGATTTTAGGGTTAGTTTTTTGAGCGGCATGGCTACCTTTATTTACTGGCAACGCCTTTGGTCTTCTCAAAAGAACGCATACCGGCAATGCCCAAGATGCCTGATAATATCACCCATAGCTGGTCTGCGTCCAGTACCGGAGGAGGATCCATGCCCACCGGAACCCAGCCCATAGCCTGCAAGTATTTCCAGCACCATTGGAACAGTGGATAGAGCAAAAACTGATAGCCCATAGCCGCCACACCGATCCAACCGATGGCAGGTCGCCAGCCGCTGACAAACACACTGGATGATGCAGCTTCAATCTTGTTGACCTCAATCTGAGCTAGGTCTGTAGCTTGGTCAATGCGCTTCTCTTCAAGATCAAGCTTACGCTGCTCGATCTCCATCTCCATCTTTTCTTTGTCAGTGGTGATTAGGTCGCCCGCAACCTTACCCACAGCTTCAATGATTGATCCAACGGCTAGTAAGCTCATTTCAAACCTTTCAGTGTGCGGTTCAACCAGCCTTTGAGGAACTTAACCTGCACGGGGTTCTTGTTGCAAATCTCAACGTAGCGGGCGATCTTTGCCAAGGCGTAGGATTCTTTGAACCGCTGACCGTCTGTAACTTGGTTGAGCTTCTCGATGGTCTTAGCACCAATGCCGCCGTCAGGGGTAGCACCCACAATCAACTGAGCCAGCTTGACAGCCATGCCCATACCTGCGTTTACGCCAAAGTTAAAGATGGTATTAGCCACCTCTTGGTTAGAAATCTCATTCCCGCGCATCTTGTCCCAAAACTCAGTGCGGTAGAACTCACGCACCATAGGGGTCAGGGAGCCACCAAACTCTTTTTTATCCACAAGCGCCCAGCCGGGCCACTGCGGGTTCTTGTTACGAGCAATACCAGCATAGGTCATACCACCCGTGTCGCCGGGTACTTCATGGAGGACGTAGCCGCCCTCGTCTTGCATCATTTGCTCAAAGGCTGGTTCAAACTGCGCCATTATTTGTCCTTGCAGGGGGGATTGCTTTTAGTGTCTTCATTTTGCATGAGTTTGATACCAGACAGGAACCCAATCATGCCTCCGATAAGAGTAGAAAAAGCGGGTGAAATCATTTTGAAAATCTCGGCGTTGTCCACTTCCTTGGCCCACAGACCCAACATAAAGCTGACCACCAT